GGAACCACCGGCTCCCCGCTTTGCAGGGCTTGGAGTGCTTCAATAGATTCTGTCAACTTCTTCGTTACGACTAAACTAAACGGCCCTACTGCGCTGCGAGCCATGTCCATTGCCTCTATCGCCTTGCTGATTGCGTCACGCATTCCCCACCTCCCTGCACCTGATTCGGTGCAGTATCCAGGTTAAATAGTGGTTATTGTGCTTTCTCATTTTCACGACTCCACACAACACCTTCATCTTCATCAATAACTGTTCCGCCAAGAAATGCAGCTTTGAGCATGGCGTCATTAAGATCACGGCAAAGGCCGGTAAACATCTCCTGACCTGTGCCAGGATCGTTATATCTGACTCGGTGGCGGTATTGGTTACTCATTGTCATCACCATCATAATCAGGGTCATCTGAGGGATCTGGCGCTTCTGGGTCGTTTTGCGCCCAATAGCGATTGTTTTGCTTTGCCAGCCGGCATTCTGCTCTTAACTCGTTTAGTTCGTAATCGTCATCTTCCATCGTTTTATCCTCGTTGTTTTTGTGTACTAAGCGACTATAATTGCACTATCTCATGCACTTATTCAATGCCTGAAGGTCAATAATCTTGCGCTTTATCGCGTCACGCACTCGTCCTGCCGTGGTTGCGCTAATTTTCTTTTCGCCTGCTTTCATATAAGCCACCATGCGCTCAGACAGATTGATTTCAAGTCCCATGCGGTGGTTGTCGTAGCCAAGCTCTGCTTGAGCGTTTGTGAATTGTTCTGGGGTCATTGTTTTATCCTTTGTGACAGTTCGATAATTTGATTTTTTGCATCCTCGCAGCCCTTTGCAACCATCCAAACATCGCCAATGGATTGCAGGTAATCTCGCCAGTCTTTTTGCTCTGGCGATAGGCTGCCGCCTTTTTGTCGTTTCATTTCCAGCCAGGCGCGCCATGCGGGGATATAAAGATCAGGCACTCCGGCGCTAACGCCTTCCAGCTTTAGTCTGCCGCCTTCGCGCTGTGAGCGTGAGCCGCCATTGGGGATGGCGAATATCCGTACATCAGGATATTGGCGTCTAAACCATGCCACAAGCTCGCGCTGCTCTTCATGCTCCGTTGGCACTCTGCCGACTACATCGGCGCACTTTAAAACGGTATTCTTAACTCCTGCCATTCGGCGCACTGGTCAACCTCCTGTGCAAATTGTTCGGGGACTATCTGATCAAACTTAATGCACTTGCCATCATGAGACAAAAAACTCTCACATGTGTGGCAGCACTTGGGCGGCTTTCTGGCGTACCATTCATGAATAAAGCTTGGGGTTTTGTACATACTGATCCTTTTTAAAATATTCGCTTGGTAACTCTAAAATACTTACCATCCTTTTTATATTCAATCATTTTCGGCAATCTGCCTGCTGATAATCGTGCAGCAATTTGTGCAAGATCATCTGAGCGAACAGCGTCAAGCGCATTGCACTGGGCAGCGATTGATGCAAGCGTCTGCATTGCGCGCTGTCCTGCATAGCCATCATGCAGGATGGTGAAAAACTCAGTAATCAACGGATCAGACAGGCCGCCATAATAATCAACAGCGATCATGTTTTTGCCTGATGCGCGTCCGGTATGCACTCGCCAGCGCCAGTCAGTAACCGACATTTCAACCGCATCCAATCCCATGATGTCAACATCACGCAGCACAAGAGGCTTTTTTTCAGGTTCTGGAAACGCATGGCCGCATGACGGGCAGAATGTGGCAGATATATACACAAGTTCCCCACAGCTTTCGCACACCTTCACAGGCGCTTCACCTTCTCCGTCTCTGCCTTTTTTGCTCGGTGAGCGCACGTTTGTTATTGGACCATGCTCCTCAACAACTCCGGCAAAATCCAGCACAAGGCAATGGCTTGTGTGAGTCTTTGGCCGCAGCCCTCGCCCAGCCATCTGCACATATAAGCCAGGAGACGCAGTGGCGCGCAGCATGGCGATCAGGTCAATATCAGGATGATCAAAGCCGGTGGTCAATACATTAGCGTTTGTAATGGCGCGTATGTTGCCAGCCTTAAAATCCTTCAGTATTGTTTCGCGCTCTTTTTTTGGCGTTTTGCCGGTAACGCACTGCGCTGTAATGCCGCGATCACGCAGCACTGATGCCACATTTTCGGCATGTTTGACACCGGCACAAAAAAACAGCCATGACTTGCGATCACCGGCAAAGCTGATAACCTCATCCACCACTGCGCGGTTATGGTCCTCCGTATCAAATGCCGCCTGCATCTCTGACTCAATGTATTCGCCTCCTCGCTTGTGCAGGCCATCGGCTGACAGCTTTTCTCGCGTCACCTTTGATCGCAGCGGCGCAAGGTAGCCCTTGTGAAGCAACTCCTCAATGCTGACTGGCTCAATCAGCGCATCAAAGATGGCAGGCTTGTCAGTAATCATTCCATGCCCAAGGCGGTATGGCGTGGCAGTTAATCCGATCACGCGCAGCATTGGATTAATCAGCGTCAGCGCATCAATCAACATGCGATAGCCACCAGTCTCTGCAATGCCGATCAGGTGGCATTCATCAACAATGATCAGATCAACGTGGCCAATCTGACCAGCCTTTGTTCGCACTGACTGAATGCCTGCAAAAATAATCGGCTCGGCAAGATTGCGGCTGTTAAGGCTGGCTGAATAAATGCCCATCGGCGCGCCCTTCCAGTGCTGGCGCATTTTTTCCGCATTCTGGCTGATCAACTCCTTAACATGGGTCAGCATCAAAACCCGCGTTTCTGGCCAGTTTTGCAGCGCATCCTTGCACAATGCCGCAACGATGTGGCTTTTGCCTGACCCTGTTGGCAGGACCAAGCAAGGATTGCCGTCATTGTTTTTGCTGAACCATCCATAAAGCTGATCAATGGCGCGCTGTTGATATTCACGCAGGGCGGTCATGCTGTCACCCTCGCCCCAAAGCCATCACGCAGCGCCTCAACATTCGGATCATTTGCCAGCACCAGCGGCAGGTTCGCCATAATCTCGCTGCTGCGATAACCGTCCTCGCCGTTAATGACTTGCCTGCCGTCAATCTCATAAACTGCTGACCAGTCGCCCTTGCTGCCAGCCAGCTTCCAAGGCACAAGATCAGGGTGCAGCACATGGCTATCACATCCGGCATATTGCGCCTCTGCTGGTATGATGTCTCCCCATCTGGCGCAGTGCCATGTGCCGTCATCCTTTGGCGTTGAATGCGCGCAGGTGCGGCAGTTGGCCTGCTTTGTTGTCTGCGTTTCATGGCAAAAACTATATGCGGGGCAAAACTTGCAGCGATACCATGACGGCGATGCCCCTACAACTGGCTCTGGCATACGCTCAGTCAACGCAATTCGCTGACCGCGATCAACGTATTCCTTGGCAGATTCAACGCACAGGCGCACTCTCTCGGTGTATATGCGGTCATCATCTTTGCACACGGCGTAGTAAAGGGCGCGGTCAACCTTTGCGCCCAGCATGTAAACCTGCATCTGCGCCCAGTGCAGCGGCTTGGCAAGCTGCACGCCTTTTTCGACTAATTCATTAAATGATTTTAGGCTGTGCGTTTTGATCTCAAGCACATGCTTTTTGCGCGGAGCCTCTGGCACGCCTGACTCAATAACTCCATCAATGCTTCCCGATACATGGCGGCCAAAGTCTACCCGGCTTTGCTCTTTGCCGGTGTGCGTCACATGGCAACCGGCTGCGCGCAGGTCTGAAACAACCGTCTCCTCCTCCATGTGGCCGCGCCTGAATAATCGCAGGATGCGCCCTGAAAATGGCTCAATGACTGCCCATCGAAAGGAAAGCCATAATTTGCGCTCGCATACCTCGCCAAGCTGTGAGCATCCCATGTGGCTTCTTGGGCGCTCTGCTCTTGCCTGATGTGATTCGTCAATGGCAGATACCAGCGCATTTGTTGGTTGGGGAATTGCAGTCATATTGTTTACAGGGACGGTTTCCCGCCCCTGCCTCGTTGTTGTTGTTACTTTCTGCCCCAAGGCGGCGAGACTGGTGGCGTTGCTGCGCCAGTGCCTGCCGGTACTGACGGTCTTGGCATCGCAGCGCCTTCAACGGCTTTAAAGCCCTTGATTTCGTTTGATGCGTCATACTGTCCATCTGCCGCTTTTGTCGCCAGCTTGATCAGCAGGGACCCGCCAATCAGTTGATCAGTGTCCTGCACCTTAGCAAGACCGATTGCGCGCATAATGTCGCCAAGATGCTGGCGGCCAATCTCCTCGGCTTTCGGGTTTGGGTTACGGATGTTCAGATTGCCAAAAACAACGCGCCCTTGATGCGTTGGTCCTGTAATGTCATAACGCAGCTTTATGTATTGTCCAGTTCCAGCCTTTGTGTTGCACAGCTCGGCCTTTGCGATGTGCGCGCTGTACCAGCCATCAGGCAAAGGGGTATATTCGCCGGTGTTGCCTTGTGGAAGATCGTCTGTGCTAAAAACTTCATTTAATTGAGCCATGATTTTTTCCTTTATAGTCGATTAATTATCGGTAGTAATGGCAAACGATGGTCTGCCTGGTGTTGTAGTTATTGCGTCAAGCAGCGGTCTGGTAATGCTTTCGTCAGCAGCCTTCCAGCTTCTGACATTAATCTCAGGCTTCCAGCGGAAAAGGCTTGAGAGGTGATCTGATAGCCCATTCTCTGCGGCTATTTCCTGCAAGCGGTCGCTGTCAATCTTGTGATTAAGGCGGCCAACAAGTTTGATCTTAAAGCCAGGTGCTGCCGCGTTTTCTGTGCCGTCAAACGCTTCTGGCAATCCGATCAGTGAAAGCATCCGATCTTCAATAATACGGCGCTCATCCTGAGCCGTTTTCTCTGCATCTTTGGCGGCAATCCATGCGGCAGACAGGCCAGCAAGATCACCTGCCTCAACGAGTTTAAATATCATGCTGCACCTCCTGCGCTCATGCCGCCAATCTTGGCAATGATTGCGCCAATGTCCGGCGCTTCCCATGCCTCAAGCTTGCCGCTTCTATCTTTAGCAAGCCAGATGCCGTCTGAGTCACACATCAGTGCGCGCTGGGCTACGCCTTCCGCGTCTTTTTCTACGCGCAGGGCAATCACTTCATCAAAAAAGTATGGCAATGCCTGCCCCACTTTATTACCTGGCATTGATGGCGAGTAAAGAATGCGCCCTGTTTCATCCTGTGCCTTTTCAACCTTGGCGGTCATCAGCACATGCTTTGGCAGATCACGAAATGCGCGAATAATGCTTGTCATCTGGTTTGCCATTTCGCCATAAGCAGCCCTTCCATCTTTGTTGACTGCTTTTTCATGGATGAGAACGACTTCACCAATTTCGCTAATGCTATCCAGCACAACCGATTCAAACTGCTGACCATCAAGGCCGCTAACATAATCAAACGCCTCACGCAGCGTCTCCATGCTGTTGACTTCAATGTAAGGCAGTGCCGCGCCCTGAATTGATAGCAGGCCGCCTTCGGCTGATATAATGATTGGCTTGGGCATACTGGCTGCAAGCGTAGTTTTACCAGCGCCGGCGTGACCATACACAAGCAATTTCACACCGTTGGCAGACACCTCTGCCGTGTTTTTAAGCTGTATTGCCATTTTAATTACCTCAAAATCTGACCTGTTTGCACCATGCAGTTCGGCCAGTCACGTTAATCTTAATCGTTTTACAGTAGGCTGTAAACAGTATATTATCGAAAAATGCACATTAAGCGCATTAGGAGGCTAATAATGAATCTGGAAGAAATAAGGCAAGCATTACAGGACAGGCGGCTATCAATGGTGGCCGATGCCACTGGCCTGCACTACAACACTGTGCGGGCAATCAGTGCGGGCGAGAACAAAAACCCAACGCATGAGACGATGCGCCTTTTGTCTCAATACTTGCAGGGGCGGCAACATGGCTGATTTGACAAACGTATTTGGCGGACCGTGGCAACCATCGGCGCAGTCTGGCATCATTTTAACTGACTCGCCAGAGATGCAGTTGCATGATGCAATAACAGGCGCAGGCATGACAGCGCCAGATAAGATCATCATGGATGGCAAGATACATCGCTTTAACAGCGGCACAAAAGGCAAGGGCGGCCATGATCGCCCAGGCTGGTATGTGGTGTACGGTGACGGAGTACCGGCTGGGCGCTTTGGTTGCTGGCGCGCAGGCATTGAGCAAACATGGCGCGCAGACATAGGGCGCAAGCTGACAGTCGCTGAGGAGATGGCAAACGGCAGGCGCATGGCTGAGGCGATCAGGGCGCGTGATGCAGAGGTTGCAAGATCGCGTGAGGTTGCATCGAATGTGGTGGATGAGATATGGATCAATGCGGGCGCAGCCAGTTCTGATCATCCGTATCTGGCGCGCAAGGGTGTGCAGCCACACGGCTCGCGAGTAACAGGCGATGGCCGCTTGATAGTGCCTTTGTATGACGCTGACGGTCAGTTGTCATCATTGCAGTACATCAGCGCAGATGGTGATAAAAAGTATCATCAGGGCGGGGCTACCGGCTCTTGCTTTTGGAGCATCGGCGTACCAGCGCAAGGCGATCAAGTGTATCTGGCTGAGGGATTTGCTACGGCTGCAACCATACATGAGATTACCGGCAAGGCAGTATTTGTTGCCTACAGCGCCAGCAACCTTCTGCATGTGACGGGCATTTTGCGCGATCAGTTTGATCAGGTGGTGATTGTTGCAGACAACGATAAGTCTGGCGTTGGCTTAAACTACGCAGAGCAAGCGGCGGCCAAGTATGGTGCGCGCATTGTCATGCCGCCCATTGAGGGTGATGCCAATGACTACGCCCAAGCGGGGCATGATTTGCTGGCACTGCTTGAGCCAAAATCAGATGACTGGCTGATTAAGGCTGATGACTTTTGCTCTAAGCCAGCGCCGATAAGCTGGCTTGTTAAGCACTGGCTGCAAGCCAATGCGCTGATCATGGTGCATGGTCCATCGGGCGGAGGCAAAACCTTTGTGGTGCTGGATATGTGTCTGCGGATTGCTTCTGGCAACAATCAATCATGGTGCGGCAACCGCGTCACAGGCGGGAGCGTGGTTTATCTGGCCGGTGAGGGGCATCACGGGCTGCGTGGGCGCATTGCGGCTTGGAGGCAATATCACGGCGGCGGTTCGTTGGATATGCACTTGAGCAGAGACGGCTGCGATCTAAACACGCCACAAGGCTACAGGCGCGTTTCTGATGCAATCAGGCATAACCGCATAGAGCCAAGCATCATTGTGGTTGATACGCTCCACAGGTTCCTCTCAGGTGATGAGAACAGCGCGCAGGATGCCAAGACCATGCTAGATGCCTGCAACAGCTTGATGCAGGAATTTAAATGCTCTGTGCTGCTGGTGCATCACACCGGCGTTTCTGAAGAAGCGCAGCATCGGGCGCGTGGATCATCAGCCTGGCGTGGCGCGCTGGATATTGAGATCAGCATCGTGCCTTCAAAGTCGGATGATGCGCCAATTGAGATCGTGCAGCGAAAGAGCAAGGATGCTGAAATGTCTTTGCCAATCCATGTCAATCTAAAATCTGTGCCGATCACTGGCTGGCTGGATGAGGATAATGAGCAGGTCACAAGCGCGGTAATTGTTCCGGCAGATGCTCCAGCAAAGGCTGAAAAGCAATCTAATCTGGAAAAGCATCGCAAGCTGTTTGAATCGGCTTGGTGGTCATCGGGCGCGGAGGAGCGCGATGGGGTTCCGTATTTGTCGCGCAGCGCACTCATTGAATACCTGATGAGCCATCAAGGGATGAAAGAGTCGAGCGCAAAGGTTTATGCCAAGCCATCGCAAAGCGGAAAACCGATACATGATCTTCTGATTGGTGAGCTGATTTCGGCTTATGAGCATGGCTGGATTGTGACCGATGATGCGAATGCAAGCGCAATGATGATGCGTAGGTCACACTGAGTGTGCTGTATAAACATACAGGGAACTGGGAACGGAACGGAATTTTTGGGTATCAGTTCCGTTCCGGCAAAAGCCCGAAAACGGGAACGGAACGGAACTCCCCTCTTTAGAGGGAGTTCCCAGTTCCCTTTGAGGATGCGCGGTTTTTGTTCCGTTAATTGTTGGTGTATGAATATACAGTATTAAAAAGCGCCAGCCATAAGCCAGCGCAGGGGGGGCATTAGCATTGCACAAGGCTCATACCGTAATTGTTAATTTTTGGCAGGCTATCAGTATTGGCAATTTTTATCAGCATGTTGTTTTTAAATATTGAGTAGTCAACGTGGTGATGCCACCTGTTAAACTTAAACACAACTTTTGCAACATCTGGGTGCAGGTCAGCAAGCATTTGGCTTTTCGGTAGCGTCCCTTCATTGTCGTAAAAGTCGGCACTATTACCTCCGCGCATTCTTTGAGTAGTAATTTTGCCGCACAGAAAAGCGTTAAACTGCAAAGTGCATAGGCCGTCTTTAAGAACCCGAATACTCAAGTCCGTGTCCTCGTTGTACCTTCCTCGCCAGCGGTATCCAGAATTGTTGTCTATGAGCAAGCATGAGTAAATTCTGGTATTCAACACATATGGCGGCACAGCATCTCCTTTCTTGCAGAAAGAGTAGTAATTCAGACCCGCAACAG